AATACCTCTATCTATATCTATCTTTTTATAAATATATATAACAAAGATAACATTATTAAATACACAATGATTTTAAAAGACTTATATGTTATCAAAAATGTTCTTTTCATGTTACTTGTTATCAAATCTGAAGGCGTCACTGAAAAAACTGTCCAATAAAACAACAAAGGTCAAGGTCATGTCAACTTTAGTCAACATCGAAATGAGACTATGGCTCTTTTGTGTATGGCTCCTGTGCATTACAATTCTTCTTTTTATTGCACATTTTTCACTTTTTCCTTGCATTTTGATGCGCTTTGTGCTATATTCTTAATAATCTTTTAACTTTCTTCACATTAACGGCGGATGCCGGCACTGCGACGATTAAAGGAGACTATGGACAATAATCAAATCATGAATGCAATCCATGAGACAGCATGGACCCTGGAACTGGCATCCTGCGACCGCAACAGCTGTCTGTCTGAGCTGGAAGAGAAGAAAGGGGCAGTACGGACACAGGAACTCAAGTATAACCGAGCCAATTTAATTTGCTCAAAGCTCGAGAGCTCATTAAAAGGGCTCCAGAGTCTTTTAAAGCCTCCAAGTTCTCCAACCCCCTCTGTATACAACCCTGAGACAGATGTCATGCAGGATCGCAAATGAAGGCTATAAACGACCTATTAATCGTTGAAGAGACAATCAAGGAGCAGACTACCAAGTCTGGGATCATCCTTCCAACGTATGGGGAAGGCTACAAAGATGGTCAGATGACGGTCTCAACGGACATAGTAGCTACTCAGGCCCCAGAGGCTAAAACAGGTAGAGTTTTGTCTGTAGGTCCTGAAGCACGGCTGATCAACGTAGGTGACATGGTGATATGGTCTGCATACTCAGGTAAAGAGCTCACAGACGGCACCAGTACTTATGTGGCACTTTCAATAAATGATGTGATAGCCGTAAGTAGAACGTAATGAACAGGTATGAAATAGCATTAGGAAAGAAGCCACCTGTAAAATTTGCGGGGAAAGTAGTGATAGATGCTGATGGGAAAGTAGTGATAGACGCTGATGGGAAAGTAGTTATTTATGACACATATGATTTACAACAGAAATGGCTAAAAGAAAATAATGAAGGTCACGCTCATGATCAAGAAATTGAACGATTAATGACTTCAAGGATTCCTTTAGCCAGTGAGATAGTATATTAAATATGGGAGGAAAAATGGCTAAGCATGCAGGTGGAGCACCAAGTAAGTATAAGCCTATCTATTGCAAGAAGATAGTAGACTACTTTAAAGCTATGTGTGAAGCAGGAGATTATCCTACTAAGGCGGGATTTGCAAGTACAATTGATACAAATAAGGACACCATCACTGAATGGTCCAAGGTGCATGGTGAGTTTTCCGCCGCATTAAGTAAGGCTTTAACTATTGCAGAACAATGTCTTATCAGCGGTGCCATGAAGGAGAAGTTTAACCCTGGGTTTGCTAAATTTGTTGCGATTAACAATTGTGGCATGCTTTCCGAGCATTCCAAGGTCGACCAACAGACTAATGTGACCGGTGAAATTAAAGTTAAGATAGATTGGTGTGAGAAACCAAAGGAGTAACAGATGATTGATTTTACTAAATCTGTTTTTTGTCAAATAGATAAGTTACCAAGTCATATGTTTGATATTTTGTTGGTTAATGTAGCACTTGCTACTGCAACAACCGTTGCAGTAATTGCATTAGTGTGGATTTTATTATGAATGCTCTCGAACTTACAAAACTTGGTACAATAAATGGAATTACTTATTTTTGCTCAATTTTGCCTATGCATGGAGATGCAGACGAAGTAATTTTATCCCCCCCCTGAAGTTGTAGAATGTATGGAACAAAATAAATGGCCAACTTTTCAGGCATCAAATGAATATTTTGAGGATGTTAATTTAGGTTTTAAAATTAGTAGTAAAAGGAATAGTCATGCTTGAACTAACAACACTCCAGGACTTGGTCATTGTCAGTAAGATCAATCCGGCCGACAAGACTCGTGGAGGTATCTGGATCCCCGACAGCAGCCTGTTTAAACGGTTCGAGGAACGAGGCGTTTACTTTGGAGAAGTACTGGTCACCGGTCCCGATTGTAAATCACTGAAGACCGGGGAGCTGGTCATGTTTAATCGTATGACCTACATTTTATTTTCATACAAGGGAACTGAGTATAGGTGCCTGCATGAGAAGGATGTTATTGCAACAGTTGATGAGATTGATGCCACGGTAGGACTATGAAAACATTTAAGGAGTTCGCTTTTTTAAATTTTCCGGATGAATTATGAATTTGAGCCTTCAAATTCCTAAGCAGTTCCGGATTATACATACATCCAAGAAACGTATTATAATTTTCTTTGGGGGCAGGGGCGGCGGGAAGACAGTAAACATAGCCATAGTCCTGCTTTTGAAATCACTGGAAAAGCGCCTGCGTATTTTTTGTTGCCGCGAAATACTTGAGTCAATCGATCAATCAGTACATGCTACTCTATCTAAAAAGATCCGTGACCTGGGTCTTCAAGAAGAATTTGACATCCAACGTAATAAGATCATAGCCAAGAGAACCGGATCAGAGTTCTTTTATGGAGGCCTTTTCAGGAATGTTGAAGGTCGAAAAGGTCTTGAGGATGTTAATTATGTCTGGATTTCTGAAGGAGCTGTAATAAGCGAGGAAAGTCTCCAGATTCTATTGCCGTCGATCCGGGCTAATGATAGCCAAGTCATAATTGATATGAACCCCAGGTACGAGGATGACGCCATATATAAACGCTATATAGCTAATCCTGATACGGAATTATGTGACCTTGTAAATATTAACTACGATCAGAATCCTTACTTTCCTGACGTATTAGAGCAGCAACGCCAAGCCGACCAAAAAATATTACCTAAAGATGAGTATCAGCATATTTGGCACGGAGTCCTCAAGAAGTCTGGTGGATTTATATGGACGCCACCATTTGATGCAACAGTTCATGTTAAAGACTTTCTATGGCATAAGCTTAACAACGTGAACCTGGTCATGGCTGTAGACCCTCACCAACACTATTACCCGGCCATTGGATGGATAGCCATGATCAAGATGGCTAATGGGACAATCTATCATTGGGTGTGTGCTGAGTGGCCCACTAAGGGGTTCCTGTCTGACTATTACTCAGAGGTCAGACATAAGATCCAATACCGCGGTACCTTGTCCGAGTTGTCAATTGCCATAAAAAAGATTGAAGAGGGGTTCCCGGTCAAGGTCCTTAAACGGTTCATAGACAGCCGGTTTGCCAAGGGTGTAGGCTCGGCTGGAATGTGGAACAGGACTGAAGGCATGCTTGATCAGTGGCGGAAGCCAGAGAATGGAGGGCTTCATTTTGTCATGCCTTCGGAGCAACGTATAGACGCCCAGAGAAATCATATCAGGGAGCTCATGGTGTACAACAAGAATGCTCCTCTCAACGAAATTAACGAGCCAACTTTTTATGTGTCAGCTTCATGTCACAATGTGATACAATCTATGCAGAATCATAAGCTCGAGCTTGATAGTGAGAAAGAGGATGAGAAGTATAAAGACTTCAGCGATTTTGCACGTATTTGTATGGCGGGAGTAGATAAATGGGTCTGGCAGGATCCAGAGCAGACCCAGAAGCGTGATGACTATGGGGAATGGGGACATCTTGAGCAATCAGGCCAGGCAACCAGCTGGCAGGGTACGTGACATGAAATCAATAGGAGAAATAGCTGATAAATCAGGAGTTACTGTTGCAACAGTCCGGGCATGGGAAAAGACTGGCAAGATTAGATCTATCAGGACTCCTGGTGGTCATAGACGTTTTAATGAATATAATGATCATCAAGGAAAGTTTTATGATATAGAGTCAGATTCTTTAATTCAAATGACACCACAGGAGGAACGGATTCATGCACTGATGTGTAGCCAGTCAATTAATTCATTGGCTGATAGTGTAATAAGACACCATAGGAAATTTCCTGACACATATCAATGGAAGGAATAGATGGATTCCACATCAATGTATGTCTCAGTAATTCAAGTGAGTTATTATAACCGGGCTGTGCAGGTTATAAATGCCATGCAACAGTCACGGGCTAAGGGCTCCATCACCTTACATTTTGATGGCTCAGGACAGGTTTCAAGGATTACCAGGACTGAGGATGTAAAATAAGCCTTGCTTTTTATGTGGAAATATAGTATCGTTATAGTATACTCATAATAAATAGCGTGATCCACAAAAGGAGCGCACCGCATTAGTCGAAAGACCATGCCGTGTGCTCCTTTTTTATTTTTGGAGCAAAATGACACCTCGCAGCGTAAACAAAGACCCAACTCAGCACGATGATATAAAAGATCGTGAAGAACGTATAGTTGAAGAGGCAAAGTCACGTTATAATTTGTGTTTAGAGTATGGATCTACAATTTATGATGACATCAGGGATGACAATAAATTTTTAGCGGGTGATCAATGGGATCCAGTCATCCGGCAAAAACGAGAGAATGATGCAAGACCTACTTTCACAATTAATCGTTTAAATCCAGTTGTTAACGCAGTAAAAAATGATCTTATTCAAAATTCCCCAGAAATAAAAGTTAGACCTATTGACACAAAAGACGCCGCTACGGCCAACGTAATTAATGGGATGATCAGGCATATTTGCAAGAATCTTGATGGAAAATCAGCAATTGACTGGGCACTCACTTGTGCATGTCGATCAGGCGTTGGGTATCTAAGGGTAAAGACTCAACACACGAGCGATTCTGGTATGGATGCTGAATCGTTTAATCAAGAAATTTGTTTGGAGAGGATTGAAGACCCATTATTGTGCCATTTTCCAATCCCACTCTGCAAAGCACAAGATTATAGCGACGCACCATACGCCATAGTCAGGATTTTGATGGGAAAAAGGACCTTTCAGGCTAAATATCCTGATGCCTGGGAGGATCTTAAACAGTGGCAGCAAAATAAATCGGAAGAAGTTTCTCAATGGGTAACAGACGAAGCCGTGTGGTTATGCGAATATTTCGTGGTAGAGCATAATCGGAAGAAGATTATTCTGCTATCCGATGGTTCTGTGATGACAGGTGAGGAGAAGGATTTAGTTACTGGTAAACCTATAATTAAAAATTTACCAGAGGGTCTTCATGTCGTTAATGAGCGATGGGTTGATATTCGGAAAGTTAAGAGATATTTATTAACTGCAGTTTCTATTCTTGAAGAACATGACATACCATCGAAGTCTATTCCGATCGTACCAATTTTTGGTGATGAGCTTATAGCATCTGGTCAGAAGCGCTACATTTCTGTGATCAGATATGCTAAAGATATTCAGATGTTGTACAATTATTGGAAATCGAAAGAGGGGGAAATGATCAGTTTGGCTCCAAAAGCTCCTTTCATGGCAGCATTTGGGCAATTAGATAAATTTCTCGATGACTGGAAATCTAGTAATGTAAAGAATACTACAGTTTTACAGTATAATCCAATCTGTTATGAGGATGGTACACCTGTCCCGCCACCACAGAGACTTCAACCACCAAGCCTTGATGCTGCTTCTATTACAGCAGCCAAAGAGTGCATTGACGACATAAAGGCCTGCACTGCAATCTACGATCCTGCTTTAGGTGGGCAGAGTAATGAGGTCTCAGGCCGCGCCATAATAGCACGGCAGAAACAATCGTCAATAGCAAATTCTCATTTCTATGAATCCCTTCTTAGAGCCATGAGATTTATTGGAAGACTTTGTGTTGAAATGATCCCTCACTATTATGATTCTATTAGGGTAGTTAGAATAGTTGGTTCGGATGAGACAGATGATGTGGTAAAGCTAAATGAAATGTACCACGATGATAAAACAGGTGAGCAGGTTTTATACGATGTTACTAAGGTCTCAAATTATGCTGTAGAAGTACAAACAGGCGTATCGTACGAGACTAGACGCACTGAAACTGCCCAGAATATTATAGCTCTTGTACAGAGCAATCCTGCTTTATGGAACACACTTGGTGACATCCTGATACAGAATCTTGACTGGGATGGTTCCGATAAGGCTGCAAGACGAATTAGGGCTACAATACCACCTAACATACTTGCGGCTGATAAAGATGAAATCTATGATCAGACTACTGTACAGAAAATGAAGATACAACTCGCTGATCTAATGAAAAAGTCACAGTCAGACGATCAGGTTAAACAGCAAATGGATCAAGTTATACAAGCTCTTACTGCGAAAGAAGAGTCTAAAACTAATGAGCTCATGAATAAGGTACATGTTGCTGGAGTTAAAGCAGACGCAGAAATACAGAAAGCAAACATGCAATTACAGGCAACTAAAATTAAGACTGATGCTGATGCTATGAGGCATACTGTTGATTCAGCGATAACATTTCATAAAGCGATACCGGAAGTCCAAATTGTTCCTGACCAGAGTGGTTTGAGTACCGGATCGTCAACAATAGGTTAGGTACCAATTACTTTTTAATTGGCGTTTACCAGTGCCGAAAAAACTGTAGAGGAGTAGATTATGGACATGGTGATTACCACACAGTCAGCGGAAGAAAAGTTACTTTCGGATGTAAAAAAAGAGACTGCACAAGTAACGGGAGAAAAAAGTCAGACAAAATCAGTAGAATCTGAAGTAGAAATCAAAGGTGAAAAACCGGAAGGTCCAACCGAGAAAAAAGAGGACGTTAAATCACCTAAGAATGATGAAACAAAAGAGGAGACTGATCCGGAGCAACCCGAGAAAAAAGCCGAAGACGTTCCAAAAAAGAAGAATCACAATGGACGTCGTTTTGATGAGCTGACAAGAGACTTGGGTTTTTATAAGACCAAGGCTGAAGCTCTTGAAGCACAGATGAGGAATCAGCGTTTTGAGCCTGTTAAAGAAGACAGGCACACTGCGGTTGATTCACAGGCAGTCCCGAATAAAGATGATTTTGCAGACGAAAGTTACTATAATCTAGCTGTATTGAAATGGCATGTTCGTAATGAGATGGAGCAGGAAAGAGCCTTAGCGCAAAGAAATCAAACTGTAAAAGAGTTTGAGAAAAAAGTACGCGACGCTAAACAAGGGTATGATGACTATGATGACGTTATGGCAGATGCTCAAAGTCATCCTCTGTTTTATGCAGATTACCCGCATATTACAGAAAAGGTGGTAAGATCAAATTACGGGCCTGATTTGATGTATTATCTGGCAAGTAACAGGGATGAAGCTGATAGAGTAGCATCAATGGATCCAATATCGGCAATATCCTATCTTACGGAGTTAGAAGGCTATATAAGAAGTGCCTTGGGAGAGAAAGAAGAAGTAGAAAAACCAGGTATTTCTAAAAAAGTTTCTAGAGCTCCAGCACCATACGAAACCCCGGCTGGAAGTCCAGCTCCAAGTAGTAATGGTAAAAGATCAATTTACGATACTAATCTTTCACGCTCCGATTTCAAAACTTTATGGCAAAAAGAAACCGGACAAAAATAAAGGATAATTTTTATGGCTAATAGCCTTATAACTCCTGATATCATTGCTGGTGGCATGCTGGAAGTGATGCATAACGCCTGTCCGATGATCTCCAGAGTCAATCGCGGTTATGAGCAGGATTTTGGAGAAGGTGCTCAGGTAAATGGTAACCTTCCAGGACCTGCAGTGAGGATAAGGAAGCCTGTGAGGGCTACTGTGACGCATTCGGCAGCTTTAGATGTCCAGCCGACATTTGAGGAATATATCATACTTCCTCAGACTACCCGTCTTCAGATTTCCAGGTCCTTCAGTACCCAGGAAATGTCTCAAACTGTTGCAAGTTTCAACGAGAGATACATTACTCCTGATTCCAGACGTCTCGCCTCAGAGGCTGAAAAAGAGATCACAGCACTTTATAGTGATGTCTATAATGTGGTAGGAACTGACAGTACCAATATCAATCGGACAGCTATTCTGGCTGGTCGGTCGTTGCTGAGTAATTACGCTGTACCTTTTGAAGATCGTTTTAGCGTACTTACCCCTGATCATGACGGAAAACTTGTTGATAGTAATGCAAGTTTGTTCAACCCGTCGACACAAATCAGCAAGCAGAATATTGAAGGGCAGATGGGAAACATGTGGGGTTTTGATCATTATATGGATCAAAATTTGTATGCCCATACTACCGGTACACGGGATACTACATGTGCCGTGTCTGGCGCAAGCCAGTCAGGTGCTACTTTACTGGTAACTACCGTGAATGGTTACACTTTTAACAAGGGTGACACTTTCACGATAGCCGGGTGCTTCCTCGTTAATTACGAGACAAAAGCTCGTACGACCACACTGCAGCCCTTCGTTGTGACTGCAGATACAACTGCAACTGGTGCAACTGTTACCCTGCCTATCAGCCCGTCGATTGTTACAAGCGGTGCCACACAGACTGTGTGGTCAGCTACTAGTAACATGCCGGCATCTGGTGCAACGATAACTTTCCACCATGCGCCTACTGCCGCCGGTACTACTGGCGGAACGTATGCAGAGTCGATGCTTGTGCAAAAGAACGCATTTGCTCTTGCAGTGCTTCCTCTCTATATGCCGAGTGGCGTTGATTGGAAAGCCCGTGCTGATGGTGATGGCTTGTCTATTCGTGCAATGAGAGTCTATGTGCCGAACAGTGATTTACTTGCAGTACGTATGGACATGCTATTAGGTACCAAGACTTTGTACGAGTTTGCAGCTTGCCGTGTTCTTTCTGCTTAACCAGGAGATTGGAAGAAGGGAAATTAATTCCCTTCTTCCACTCCATTTCAACGAAAGGTATTTATGGCTATTCGTGTTGATACTACCAATTACAATTATGTGGGGATGGGTCCTCAGTCCGATGGGAATAAGATCGGATACAGTGCTCTAGAGACTGTTGGTTTTTTTGGGGCTACGCCGGTTGTCAGGCAGACAAAGGCGTCGGCTGTTACAGGCGCCAGTGATTCTTCGGCTCTTTCGGCGGCGATCACTGCAATTAGTCTTACCTTGACAAATCTTGGATTGACTAATTAGGATGTAGAATTATAAGGTAGATATGTCCTTTAAAAGGGCATATCTACCTTTTATCATTAAATTGGAGTTTGGCTATGTATGTTTATGTAGAATATCCCAAGATGATTAGAATCACAGGCGTAGATCATATTGTATATAATAGGGAAGAAGAAGACGCTCTTTTAGGCGTTAAAGAAGACGCTCTTTTAGGCGTTAAAGAAGACGCTCTTTTAGGCGTTAAAAAGGCCCCCAAAAAAGGTAAAAAATTAATTTTTACGATGGATGATACAAATGACATCAACAGCCTTAACAATAATTAAAGCAGCATTAAGGAATTTAGGGGTTATAGCTACCGGGGAAACCCCTCAGGCTAATATGGCTGATGAATGCTTATACTCTTTAAATCAAATGCTACAACGGTGGAATAACGAGAAGATGATGATTTATCATCTTTCTACGTCATTATATACCATCACCCCGGGCAAGGCCAGTTATACTCTAGGACCAACTGGTTCTGGCTCTGACTGGGATGCTGGTACGGTACGCCCTCTTTTACTTCAAAAATGGGGGGCATTTGTTCGTCAGACTATCTCTCCAACCTTGAATCAGGATTATAAACTTAATTATATCCCTGCCGATCGTTGGAATAATATTTTTCTAAAAGGACAAACTACCAATTTTCCGTCCACATATAATATGGAATTTTCTTATCCTCTCATGGTTATAAAGTTATGGCCAGTGCCAACTATTGCTCTAGAGTTTGGGATTTCTTCTTATGACCAATTTGATACTTTTACTCTAACTGATAATTTTGCTCTTCCTAGCGGATACGAGGACTGTATTATATGGAATTTATCAATTGATTTAGCCCCCCAGTTCGGTGTAGATCCTAGTGCTACTATAGTAAGACGTGCTACACAGACTAAAGCCAATATACAATCTACAAACAGTGACATGCTTATAATGGAAACTGATTACAGTTTAGTTACTAAGCAGGTTTTTAATGTATACGCTGGCTAGAAGACATACATCGGAGGTATAGTTTAAATGGAAACTGAAAGATTTTCTGGTAATGATATCCCTAAGTCAGAGTTCCTTGGTAAGTTATCCGATGACACTAAAATTTATGAAGTTGATGGTCAGTATGTCAGGGATAACATATCAGTAGAATGGATAGGTGGTGGGCACTGTAAGGAGAATGATTTCATAGCCCACGGTGAAATATGGGTTGAAGAGTTACCCGATGAGGAAGATGAAGAAAAAATTCTTGTTCATGAAATAGTTGAATATATATCTATGATATATGCTGGATTTAAATATGATGCTGCCCACGAACTTGCAAATTCCGTGGAAGCCGTTGTAAGGGGATACAGATGCGAGGATCCGGAGAATAAAACTTCGGAAGAAAAGGACGTGGAAGAAGGGGCACAACATGAGTTTAGGGAGCATGAGTCTGTATCAAAAAAAGAAGCAAAAGATATGGCAAAAGAGCATGAATCAGAACATCCAATGTACTATGATAAACTCAAGAAAGCTAGGCTTGGAAAAAAAGGGGCTAATATGAACAAAGAAGGAAAAGCACTTGTAATGATTATGATTGGAAAGAAGAAACCTGTTAGTCAAGGTAAAAAGGATGTTCTTAGCCCCAATAAAATAGAAGCCACTATGCATGAGTTTAAAAAGGGTATTTTACATAGTGGGTCTGGAGAGAAGGTCTCCAATAGAAAACAGGCTCTTGCTATTGCTTTTTCACAAGCCTCAAAAAAATCTTAGAATAATGGGGCCCGCTAATGAATTTCAGCATCGTTGGAGCACATTATAAAGGACGGTCAATTGGTGTTGATGGCCAAGAATTAGTCAATTTATACCCTGAAATTAGTCCTTCTCCAGAAGCAAAAAATGCCATGGTACTTTATGGCACCCCTGGCCTTCTTCTTAAATCTGCGATAGGTACCACAGGAATTACCAGAGGCATTTTTGTAACTGCTCTAGGTAGACTTTTAGTAGCTGTTGGCAATAAATTGTACGAAGTTAATGCCGATTACTCTTCGGTGGTCCTAGGCAATTTGAGTACGTCTACGGGTCGAGTCTGTTTTGCTGAGATAGATAAGCAATGGACACCAACTAATGTTGCAGAATCCCAGGTGATGCTTGTGGACGGGCAGTACGGCTATGTTTTAAATACAGCAACAAATGTATTTACAGCAAGCACATCTTTTACTGGCGATTATTTACCCGGCACATCAGTAGTTTCTCAGAATGGTTTTTTCCTTCAAAATATAAATAACTCAAACAAGTGGATATTTTCCTCTTGGCTGGACGGAACTACATGGGATGCAGCAATTGATTATTACACGGCGGAATCATCCCCTGATTTTATTGCATCCTTACAGATCATTAATAACCAAATCTGGGTAATGGGCCTAAAATCCATAGAACTGTGGAATTTTATAGGTGATACTGCTATCGATGGCTCAGTCTCCGGGGGCTGGGAGAGATCTGGTATAGGCTTTATAAATACTGGCACTGTAGGGTCTTATTCAACTGCGACAATTAATGGAAATATCATATGGCTCGGATCATCAAAAGAGGGTCAAAATATTGTATGGCAGTCTGGGCCATCTTACATGCCATCCCGCATTTCAACGCATGCCATTGAAAATATTTTATCCGGCATGGGAGACATCAGTGACTGTGTTGCTTTGTCCTATCAACAAGAAGGACATCAGTTTGTACTCCTGAACTTCGCAAAAGGTAATAGAACGCTGTGCTACGATTTATCGACACAATTATGGCATGAGCGTGGCTCTTATGATGTTTTAACCGGGCTCAATAATAGGCACAGAGCTATGTATCTAGCTCTTTACAGCAATTCAATCATTGTTGGCGACGACGCAAATAATAATCTATATGAATTTAGTCTGGATCAATATTCTGATAACGGTTTAACTATCAAAAGAGTCAGGGTTCTACCTCACAGCCACAATGAACGCCACCGTGTTTTTTATCATCAATTAGAAATTGACATGGAACGCGGAGTAGGGCTCCAATCGTCTACTGCCACGCTGCATGCCCCGCCTACTGCTGCTTTTACTCCTATTGAGGGCACGACGGTCGATGGCACACACAATTATAGGCTATGGGATGTAAGTACAGCTGATTCAACTGTAGACTACAGCTGGGGGCTGTTTAATGATGCCACTTCAAGTGATAACACCCATGGTGCAGGCCCTATTAATGTGCATTA